TGCTGAACTTGCATTCAAATTAGATATTGATACTAATGCAGATGCAGAGAATAATTCCAAATTAGTAGTTTCAACCAATAAACTTGCAGTCGTTGTATTTAAATTACTTATAGATACATTTACACTTGCAGATGTTGTTTCTAAGTTTGATAATCTTACATTTGTAGAAGATGTATATGCATTAAATGATGAAGTAGATGTTATACCTGCTCCACTAATAGAACGGTTTTTCCATAATCCGTATGATGCACTTTCGTATTGTAATAAATCACCATTTTGTACATTATTGATTTGCACATTATGTAATTCGTCTAATTCCCAACCATTTGTAATACTAACATAGATTGAGCCATTGTTTTGTTGTGCTCTTAATACCTGTCCTAATGCTACTATTTGATTAGGTGCTTGTGGTTGAACTCTTGTGAATTGACCAGAAGATGATAAGTAAAGTATATCACCAGCAGTATATCCTAAAACAGGGTCTGTATTCACTCCTGTCACAACACCATTTACCACAACTTCAACATCTGCACCTGGTGCTGATGAATATCTCAACAAACCAAATGTATTTGCAGAAAGTGCTTCTGTATCGTAAGATGCAGTTGTAAATACTGGATTGTCACCTACTGCAGATGTAATGTGAACCACAGTTCCTGCTGCCAATGTAGATGCTCCACCATTTCTAGCAATTACTACAACATTTCTTGTGATAGATGAAGTTAATGCAAATGATGAACTCAATACTGATAATGATGCAGTATCAAGTGAAGTTAAGATTCTATTTCCGTTTATGCTACCACTACCCACAATCAATACACTACCACTTAAGATTTGTGTATCATCTAATGCATCTCCGAATTGGTTACTACCAGAAGAATAGATTACAGATGAAGTTTCATATGTTGTTTGCACATATGTAAATGATGCAGATACTGCAGTTATATTTGTGAATGTTTGATTTGCAGTAAAGTTATTATCTACATTTGTTCTTGCGAATGATGCAGTTTCACTTTCTGTAATCCAACTACCACTTTGGCTTTCAATTGAAGTTAATCTTTGATTTGTAGATGCAGTATATGAATTGAATGATGAAGTTGTTACTAAACTTCCTGTATCAACACTTACTACTAATGATGATGTTGCAATAGTTGTTGTTCTACCATTTGCATTACCAACATATAAATGTCCTTGTTGTAATGATGCTGTGAATGAGCCTGATACATCTAAACTACCAGTTAAATCCCACTCACTACCTGTAAATAATGCTCTTATGTTTTGCTGTCCATCGGATATTGCAATTACATTATTCCAACTACCAACACCTGCAGCTGTTCCTATTAAAGTATTATAGCTACCACTTACATTAGTGCCGGCAGTATCTCCGATAATTGTATTATAACTACCAGATTTAATATTGGCTGCTACATTTTGTCCTATCAATGTATTATTGCTACCTGAACTTATATTGATAGCTGCTGAGCGACCGACGATTGTATTATAATCACCTTTAACAGCAGTAGCTGCACTTCTTCCTATTATTACATTATAATTTACATTTCCAGCATTAAACGCTACATTTGCTCCTATTGCAACATTATCTATACCCGTTTGATTATCTCTTAATGCAGCTGCTCCAATAGCAACATTATTATTACCTGTTGTATTAGCACCTAATGCATCCAATGATATTGCTACATTCCCACCGCCTGTTGTATTTACATCTAATGCAGCTGCACCAATTGCAATATTATTATTTCCTGTATTAATACCTAATGGATTATTAATTCCGATTGCAATACTAGCTGTTCCTGATGCACTACCTACACCAAATTTAACGCCTGAAATTCTCATATCTAAAGAAGATGTCACGCTACCGGTAATAACTTGATTACCATTAAACTGATTACTTCCAGTAGTTGCATAACTTCCAGTTTTTCCGTTTAGTGAATTGATTGATATTAATGCAGATGCACTGAATGATTCTAAATTAGCGGTTTCAATTAATAAACTTGCAGTTGTAGACTCAATATTATTCAATCTACTATTAGTGGATGCCGTATATGCATTAAAAGATGCAGTTGTTGCAAAACTACTTGTATCTAAATTAGTTCCAAAAGATGAAGTTGATACTAATACTGTTCTATTATTCGCATCTCCTACCCATACATATCCTTGATTTAAAGATGCTGATAAACTACCTGTAATATCAACACTACCACTAACATCTACTTTATTATAAAATCTAGTTTGTTTAAGAGGACCATATTCAGCAATTATTAAATTTTGATTTGCTTGTTTTATTTGTAATGATGCAGAATTGTTTGTAGTAACTCCAGTTATACCCATTATATCATGGTTAGTACCACCTGCAGTATCAAAATTTATATTGGAATTACCAGCTCCAGCTGGAGTTAATTTTAAAGTTGCATCGGTAGTTCCTTTGATTTCTATTTGCGGTGTATATGCTTCAATAGAAGTGCTTTTAATAGTAAAACCAGAACTACCGATTTGAGCATTTCTGAATATTTGCACATCGGTTGCATTATCACCTAATACTATTAAAGATGCACTTATTATTTGCTGCCCTCTAAATGTATTCGAACCTGTGATTGCAAAACTACCAGTCTCACTTTCAGTTACCCAACTTCCACTTTGTCCTCCAATAGTAGTTAATTGACCTTGTAAAGATTGAGTTGCTGAATTTAAATTACTTATTGAAGTATTTACACTTGCAGAATTTGTATTCAATGCATTGATTGAAACTAATGCTGATGCACTAAAAGTATTTAAATTACTTACAGATACATTCACACTTGCAGAAGTAGATTCCAAATTATTTAATCTACCATCTTGCACTAATTGAGATGCTGCAAATGATGCTGAATTAGCATATGAACTTGATGCTGCAATTAGAGAATTTATTTGTTGTTGCTGAGCTGCATCAACTGCTGCCACAGAAGCAGAAATTGCATATGAGCTAGTTGCTGCATTTAAATTACTAATACTTACATTTACCGATGCAGATGTTGTCTCTAAATTATTTAATCTAATAGTTGCACTTGCAGTAAATGAGTTTAATGATGATAAAACACCATTTGAAACAGATGATGCAGTTAAAGCAAGTGATGCAGTAGCAACTGACATTGCACCTGTCAAATCATTTGTTATCAACGAATCTATCAAATCATCATTAAATGTTCTTACCTCTGCAGCTGTAATACCACCGACACCATTTGTATCGTATGTAGTATTGCTTGAGGTCTTTAATTGTGAGCGAGTTAAACTAGCCATATCTTATATCTTTTTTATATCTTTATTATTTAACAAAGTGACAATACAAATTTCCCATTGAAATCAGCATTAAAGTCACAATTGAAATCTCCAAGGTTTGCTGCCGGTGCCACATTTCTATCATATGCATCTGCAATAATTGGTCCTAACAATTCTATTTGACATTCACCTGTCGTTATATTGTAATCGTTGATACTCCTTAAATGAAAAACATTTCCACGAAATTGTACCAAGTCATTTAATTCCAAATCAAAATAATCTGCTAATGGTATAATACCTTCTGCTCTTAATAATCTTGTTGTAGGATTATATAAAAGTGAAACATATGTTTCCCAATATTCATTATAAAGGTTTTCAGTAGGTATCTCACCATACGCAGCAGCTTCATTATTAAAAAGTAATGATTTACTATCTGTTGTTGGGAAACTACCACTTACTACATTATAATTGTCAAAATAAGGAAATTTAGTTTGTTCATATGTCACACCACCAAAAGCAGTTGAGCCACTTTCAATATAATAACCTTCGCAATCTAAGTTTCCATTATAGAAATACAAACGAGGTAAAACTCTAGTTGGATTATAGTTTTGGTCACTAATGAATGTCGGTATGTATATTGGTATAATTTGACTCATAATATTTTATTTTAACAGAAGTAGCCGGTTCCATATCCTATTTGTCCAGTTGAAGGGTCTAATGAATATACTTCACTTGCACCTTGTGTATTATATACCATCCAAGTAAATCCAAGTACAGGATTATTTCCATAAGGGTCAGTATATGCAATCTTACCGGTTGCAAAAGTTCCATCATCTGTATATAATTGATAGAATGCAGCTTCAGTAAAGTTTTGACAAACATAATATGCATAGTTTACATAAGAAACTTTCCATGTTCCAATAGAGAATTGAGTTGGTTGAGGATTAATTCCACTAATACTACCTGAAAGACCTGTTCCTGATATTCTAATCAATGGTTCAGATGCAAGTGTAGTTTTAACTTCAAATTCACCTTGTGAAAAATAGTTTTGCGTATCTACATAGTATTGTTTACCATATTCTCTATTTTCTGCTTTTGCAAATTGTTGTGATATATAATCAGTATCTAAAGTATCACCAAAGTTTAATTTATTTACTGCTAAATTATTTGCAGCAATAACCTCTATTGGTTTATTTAAGTTTAGGTATTTATTAAAATCTTTTATTTCACCGGTCTTATACCAATTGTTAAAAGTCTCAACTATCATGTTATTATTATTTCCCTTATCAGGATAAATTACTAAATTGAATTTCTTTTGAATACCTTTAACCCAATCTACTAATTTAATACCTGTTGTGCCATATGGCATATTTGAAGGAATATCTATCACTCTACCATCTGCAGCTTGATTAACTTGTTTAATTTCTAAAAAAGATTTACTTGTTCCTTCTGGGTCTAATGTAACAAGTGGTAAGCTGCCTGTTGCAAAATTAGGACTTTGTCTTAATTGAAAATAATAATTACCTGCAGGTATACTATTAAATGTAAACTCACTTGCTAACTCATATGTTGTATTGATACCACCTTGTCTACTTTGTTGTAGTTGGTCAAAGAAAAATATATAAGATTGAACTGCTTGTGTAGAATAAGGAGTTCCACTACCTGTATCTACCATACGGATTTGCCATGTTCCATTTGCTGAAAGTGTACCTGGCATATTATTTACCGAGCAACTTACATTTATGTTTATGTTTAATGCACCTTTTAAGTTAGTTGTTTTCTCAACTTTATATGCACCATTTGTATAAAACCCTTGCGGGTCATATAATTCATTATACCAAGGTAATGTATTCCAACTTCCACTAGTCAATACAACATCTGTCATACCACTACCACTAATCGCACCTATTTTAATCTTACCATATGTTTCTAAATTGACATCATTAAACTTTGGATATTTTAATCCGTAATTGCAAATCATATATACATCATCTAACCAACTTTGATTCCAAAATGATGATGAGTATGTGTATCCAGTTGTTTCAAATATTGCATCCCACACTTCTTTTATACGAATAGCAGGTTTAAAGTTTTGAACTGTCAATGCACCATTTACATCATCCATTCCAAATAATTCATATTGACCTGCGGTAAATTTATACCCACTACCATAATCTGCAAGTGGATAAACTATACTTCCACTAAAAAGATTACCATTCCAACTTGCTGTAATATTATTATATGATGCAGTATGATTAAACTCCTGTAATGAAGTTAAATCGTTTAGAGTAAGTCTATTTATATCTCTACTAAATGAAGATACAATTCCATAAATGCTTATCTCATAAGAATCTATAAATTTGTTTTCATATACAGATACTTTGTTTAATTGCAAGTATCCATTTACTAAATAAATTCCATCAAAATCTAAATAAGCAGATACCTTTGTATTTGTTGAAAATAAGAAAGGATTTTCCACAGATATATCGTATACATGTTGGAAAAATGCATTATTCTTTTTTGTTCCAGGCAACATAATAGTCCTACTGAATTCAGCAGGTATTGCACCTACATCAAAAAGATTTGTAATGTTATTGCTTATCTTTATTTCTTCATCTTGAAATAAATCCAATATTACACCATCTGCAATCAATTTGGTTTGAAATCCCTGTGTACTTCTTATCGCCATATTATAGTATTAGTTTATAACCTTGACCTAATGAGAATACAATTGTATATTGAATCAATTTATCTACAACATGCGATTTGAAATCCAATGTTGATGTATCTATTGTCAATGGTTTTAATTCACTACCACCGGTTTGTTCATTATATTGCCAGTATATTTCTTCACTTACTAAAAGTTGCTTGAATATATCATTATAGCTTTCACTTACCCAATCTGTATTTACTGTCAACTTTTCATTTGAATCTATAATGTATTTTTGTATAGATGTATCTGTTGAGCTATATGAGAATGTTCTGGAATTCCAGTTACCTATTTGTGGTTGATATGTTCTTGCTTCTGTATTAAATTGCTCTTTAGAAACTCCATTAAAATTAAATTTGTCAAACTGTCCAAAACGATTTTTCCACCACACTCTTACATTTGGATACTTATTCCTACAAATGATATTAAAGTTTAATTTTGCCCCAATAGAAACGCTTCCAGAGTATGCCTGCAATGAATATGCATCACCTGCTCCTAATCCTGTCAATGGAAACCCTGATGCGTTAGGTGCATAAGGCACTTGCTCTATTTGTGTGTTTGTTGTATTAGTAGATGCAACTAAATTATAAGTTCCATTACCAGTACTACCTGAATAAATAATTCTTGTAGGTATTATGCTACCTAAGTTTCCTTTATATACACCTAATGTTCCACCATGCTCTACAAATACAGATTGTGATTCAGGACCATCAGTTAAGAATGGATAATAAATACTTTGTGATTGTAATTGTGTATCTATCGGATTTGGAAATAAACCATATCCATCTAATGCAACTACAACTGATGAAGATGCAAAAGAAGATGTAACATAATTCGTACCATTATAATATCTGTAATATGCATTTGCTTTAACCCACTTTGCATAAGATTGATTTTGATATGCAGCATCTGTGAATGTTGAGTTTACAATTCTACTTACATCAAATATACCAACACTAGAATTGTTTGGATATTTTGCTAATGAGTAATTTGGTAGTGAGCTAGAATCACTTTGTGAGCCACTCCAATAATATAAATCCAATACATATTGAAATTGTGATTGTGTAGTATCAGTTGAAGAACTGACAGTATAAATCATTGGAGATTGTGATAATGACCCGGATTGTGGAGTCTGTATAATCGTGATAGGCATTAAATCTTTTATTATTTAACCAACTTACCTATCGATTGTATTTAACGAGATTTAGATGCTTGAAATAAACCTGCTTTTATTTCCGAAATATATGCTTTACTTAATTCTTTTGCTAAATCTTTTTTAATGGCTTTAGTAAATGCATCTTTAAACCATGGTCTTGCAGGTTTTATAAACTTAGTCCCTGTTTCCAAATACAAACCATACTTTGCAGCCTTAACTACAATGTTGTTTCTAAGTTGCACTACTTTAACAGAGTTAAGTAATGTTCTGGTCCTAGGATAAGGATATTTCCAATAATTAGGATTTCTTTTAAGATAAGGAGTTTTTAATCTTCTTGTCCTTTGTAATTGCCTATTGTTTGTTCCATTTAAATTAGCAATAATATTTTTCCTAACTGCAGGAACAACTTTAGCTATTGCTTCTTTTAATGTCATTATGGATTAAGATTAACAGTACAGTAATTGAAACAATTGTTTGGCACTGATATATCAAAGTTAATAGTCCAACCTGCTAACACATTATCAAACTTATCTAAAAACTGTGCTGCTTTAATATTGCCTAATTCAAATTGACCAAAGTTATTTGTATAAGCCATTACATCATTCATAATACCCATAAGATTTGCATAGATATCTTGCAAGTCAGAAATACCATCGTAAGGTATAATTTGCTTATTGGTATTATTGATTGAGTCTGGTGTAATTACTTTTGGTTTGTCTGCAAGTATTAAAGTAAAATTATAGGTTGCAATTTTATCAGTTATTTCCAAAGTATCTACATTGATATTAGCTAATGGGTATTGTGGAAACTCTTTTGTATCTAAAGAAAATATATCACCTTGCGATACAAAACCAATAGATGGGTGATTGGATAAGATTGTTTTCCAATAGTCCATCATTACATAGTAAACACAATAGTTTGCTGTTCCACTCAATGTTGCCATAATAGTTTATTTTAAAAGTGTATGCCCCCGTAGTACTGAGATGATTTATCTGGGTATACTTCGGTTTGGTCACCTGTTACTTGTAAATATTCTGGTATTCCACCTGCATTAGATGTAGATATCAACCAATCTTGCATTCTTGTCGCATAGTAATCTGCGTTATTCAATGCTTTACTCAATAGATAATCTAATTCGTTTTTAGTCGGTGCAGCAGATTGTTCACTTAAATGTTTTACTGCTCCACTACCTTTGAAATCAATTGATGAGAATGGAATATATTCTGTGCAACCATACCATATTAAAGTAGGTTTTACATAATCTTGCAATAGTGTTTCGTAATCACCACTTACACTACCTGATTGTATATCAGATTGCAATTTGTTATAAAGGATAGTTCCTAATAAATTAAGGATATACTTTTCTTGTGCAGTGCGAATAAATGGAATTAATTTATCAGCATCTATTTCTCCGTTTAATGGAGTATTTTTTATAATGTCGTTTCTACTTACGAATAGTGCAAAGGCCATAATGTATTCTTTAGCTATTTAACAAATTGGTTATTCATAATCATTTTTGAAAAAAGGTGAACTCATTTTTGGTAATGGCTCTTCTTTTGCATTCACAACAGGTGCTTCAGCATCATCAACTTGTGATTGCTCATTAGCAACATCTTCTACCTGTGCAATTGATTGACCTGATTCTTCTGCCTGTTTAGCAGCAATAGAAAGTGGCATAATTTGCTCCACATATAAATCTGTGTTATCATATCCACCTCTCTCTAAAACCTCCTCTATGCTACCTAATAATAAGTTTTGGAACGGTACAATTGTCATACTCTGTAAAATAGAAAATGCCATAGCCATTTCATCTGCATTTGAAGAGAAACCATTTATCTCAGTTCTTATACCGAATAAAAGTGGTGAAGTAATTCTATGTGCTACAAGTATTCTATCTTGTGCGTATTTTGCAACATACTGATATTTTTCATGTAGATTTTCAGTTTGTATTGCATCGAATGTAGGTTTATTATCTGCAGAGTCGTTGAATGTAATCATAAATCTACCGGCATTTCTAGTCCCTGTAAACTTAGATGTAATTTGGTCTTCGATAATATCTCTTTCCTCAATTGGTGGCACTCCATTATTTAGATTGATTGCAATTAAAGGTAAGAAACCATTTTCAATATTGTTTAAGTGTAGATTTGATAATTCAGCTTCACTTGCTGCAAATTGTAATGCAGAAATCCAATCAGGTAGAGAATAATAATATTTGCCTGGTGTGTATCCTTTGATATATGCAATTTCTACTTTCTCATTAGATGTTCCGTATGCAGGTATTTTCTTTTTGTTTCTTACTGATTTATGGTCACTCCAATCAGTTGCATAATAATAATTTTGTATAGATAAATTATCATACAACTTTTCTGCTCTTAACTTTTGCACTGGAACATGATATAATCTTAAAATCTGTGTATGTGCATCATTCCATACTACTTGCATTGCTGCATTACCAAATAATTTAAGGTCAAATGCAACTTTTCTACCATCATTCTTAGAAAGTATTTTATTTAAAGTTTCTTCAAAATCAGGATTATTAGTAAAGATACCTTCACCATAAATTAAATCTGCAATACCTTCAACACAGGCAGCATTAGTTGTAGATGTGTTATATGCTTCCTCTATTAAATAAAAGAAATCATCATTATCATAAATACCTACTGGCACCCACGATTGACGAGTTTTTACATCCTCTGTGATTACAGGTATTTCATGTCTACTTAGATTCACTACTTTTAAGTCATTCATATTATAAGATTATATATTCGTTTGATGATGTATACGATAATGATGTATCGTTTTGTGTTGTATAATTTACTTTGTTTGAGCTAGATACAAAATAAGATGCAGATTCTTGAGCAAATACTTGCACCGTTCCTTTATATTGGATTGTTGATGCACTACCTGTTGTATCCCATAAAACCATTCTATATTGGTCTCCAACTTTGCTACCTGATATCTGAGGAAAATTAAATTGTATTAATTGTGAGTCAGATACGATAGAATAAGCAGATGATGATAATGCAATAGATGTTGATTCATAGGTTAACATATTTGTCAAACTTATTGCAAGACTTCCAGATGTGATTGGTTGCTTATATCTAAATGCAGTTTGATTACTGCCACTAACATAGTATGATATCATTTACTTGTATTTAACTTGTCTATACTATATAACAAACTTGTCTGGTCTATGTTTTATCTAATAAAAAACCCCTCACCGAAGTGAAGGGTTATTATTTTTCGTATATTTTCTACAATTATACTGTTTGATAAGCTGCTATAGTCACTGAACCGCTGATTTTTGCAAATGGGTCAGTTGTAGTTGAACCACTCAAAAATTGTGCGTAGTTAGGCTCATTACCTTGTAAGGTTACTGAATAACCATACAAATCTTGTAAGTTTGCGCCAGTTGATATAGTTCCTGCAGTCACGTCTGCACCGAATCTTCTACCCACTAATAATGCATCACCTGCATTAGTGTGAACGATGATACGAGGTCTTCCGTATGCTAAAACTTTCAATTCTTTGCTCATTGCGTTAGTCAATTTCTTCAAATTCAATACTGCTTCTTGTGTGAAAGAAGTTGTACCGTTTTCTCTAGATGTATTAACAGTTTCTGTATAAGTTGATGTTCCTTTAAGGTCATACTTGTATACAGTTGTTGATGCACCTAATGAAGTAATCAAACCATCCGCATCTTCTGAACCAAATGAAGAAGTTTCGTTGTAGTTAATAAAATATACGGCTTGTAAACCACCTACTGAGTCTTTACAAGGTTCTAATCTAGATGTGCTTAAGTTACATGCCATGATTTTAATTTTTTAATTTTAATTAATTTTGTTTACTACAATTATGCTTTATGGATAGCGATGTCAGAACCGATACCAAATTGTACACCAGCCGTCATTCTCATGATAACTCTTACATTTTGA